CCCAGCTTGCCTCCGATAGGTCCACCGAGCGCATTTCCACCAGCTTCTCCAAGCTTGGCGAATGCTCCTTTCGGGACCATATCCTTAACAGTTCTTCCAACTGCCCTGAGTGCATCAGTGAAATAACCACCATCCCCATCAATCCGAGGGATCGGAGGACGGGGAGCGGCTCTTTGACTGTTCTTCTTCTTTTGATTTTTCTTGTTTGTCATATTCTTTCAGCGTTGTGTGAAATTTTATATTGTTTGTTACATCCCGCCGAGACGCCCTATCGCGGCGCCACGGGACTGGAAACGGGGGGTTGTCAATGCCCCGGGATACGTAAATCCCTCCTGCGTTAGGAGGTCGATCACTTAATTGTAATCGACCTCTGCCAGCGCGTCGAACACATCATGTTCTATATATGCTGGCAGCTGGGTTATTTTTGAAAGCAGTAGTTCAACATCGCAAATGTCTTGTACACTGATGCCATAACGAGACACCATAGCTTCCAGGGCGAAACCACGAGAAAATCCGATCGTTTCTACAACCGGTTTATATCCTTCCTCTAAAGTAGCCAAAGGCCCAGGACTAGCTTTACTAAGTCTTCTCAAAACTCCAAGAAATGCTCCAAAAATCGGATATTCTTGCGGCACAGTTTGATATGACATAGATAAAGCGTAAGCGCAACGTCTGACTGCTTCGACGTATTCTAATTGCACTTTCTTTCCGCGTCTTTTCACCGCGGTAATTTCTTGAGGGTCCTTCAAAAGCTTGCCCAATTTAACGCAAGCAGAAGGAAGGGGAAACCACTCCACCCCCCCAAAAGAATTTGTGAGCCACCAACCTTTTAAAAAGGTCGCCTGACATAGATCTGCTCTTGGTTCATATTTTACTTTGAACCCCAATCTACGCCCGGCTTCGACAACGCTCAGGTCTTTATGGAGAAACCAAAACACCCACATCATGGCAGTCGCCATGGAATTAAAGGTGGTAGTCGTGGTAATGCCAGTCGGCATTTGTGTGCCACATTCTCCCCTCATGAACAAACGGCCCTTACGGGCTGTATATCCAGAGGAACAGGCCTGATAGGCCACATCTGTAAACTCCGAATCGAACCCCAAATACTGCTGGATTCTTTTCTGGAAATGTAGACATGGTCCGTCATCTTGGGTGTGGTCGAAAGCCGACTGATCGGCTTCGCCAAAAGAAGCACCGTCACGACTTTCATTTCCGAATGAGACAACTGAATCATCTCCGGAAACTACAATCGTGAAAACACCATCCAACAACAGATTCCCAATTCTGTTGAGTTCTGCACCAGTGGAACCGGATGCAAAAATAATCCTGATAGCCCTTCCTCCAATATAGCAAATACGCCCATCAAACGACTCGTGCATGATAAAATTCAACACACGCGCTGTAGGGGCCATAAAAGCATGGATTTCAGGTACAAGATTTTGGATAGCCCTCGGTTTCATCGTAAACACACCATCAACTTCTTTTTCAATCGTCAAAGTTTCATTCCACTTGAGATTGATAGTCTTCTTGGTGTTAACGGAACGGCCATAGAGAACATCGTCCCAGGCACGTTCTAACCGCGGTCCTTTCTTGCCCATGAGTGAGAAGCATTCTTGTCTGGTTAATTGCAGTTCACAAAACGGAATCAACAATCCGTTTTCAATGACAATTTCAGCCAATCTCACCCATTCTGCATGCCTTTGAACCTCCGAATGTGGGTTGTCCACAAATGGGTCGGCATGCAGTCTGTGCACCACAGCCGCCAACAAATTCTTTGCTGTGTTGGCGGGTTGATGCAACAAACGATTTGTTACTAAAACGGGAAACAACCCTCCTTTTGGGTCGACATCACCGTCAAGTAGTTCAAAAGCCTCGGGTATCGTGACAGCCACGTGGTCAACCCAGACCTGAACTTTTCCTCGGAATTTAGCGGGAGGCAAAGAAATTTTTGTTTGGTAAGCAGGGAAAGTGGTGCCGGCGGGAATGGGCTCCCATACTCTCTGCTTATCTCCTAATTTCTCTCCATCCGAATAACTCTTTAGAAATTCTTGAAATCGTTTTATCACCGGGACTTGGGTCGCCCAACAGTTCCATCCCACATGAACTGCTAAAGCGAGTATTCGTCCTCCAACACCGTAAGATCGTAGCAGGGAAAGAAAAGCCTGCATTACTAGTGTCGCCGTTGCTCCCAACGGATTTGTCTTAACATTGAAGATAAACTCCTTGACACTGCCAAAACCAGCAGCCGTCTCTGAAAAACTGGCAAGAGCTTCTTCCAACCCAGCCGACAACATTGGGAATGCTGTAAGTAGGTAAGCACCCGTCGTGACTCTCACTTTGCGAATTTCTGTCAATAAATGGCAGAACCCGTTGGAAAAACGGGAAACGCTTGGCGAGGCCGAAACGAATGCACTAGTGGCTGAGGCAAGATTCCTAAAAAAGAATACAGAACCAACAGCTGCCAGCCCAACCCCGGTGACACAGATCAAAAATCTGCGCCTCCAGCGGCTTTGAGGGGGTGCGGTAGAAGCACGTACCACAGCCAAATTGTGTTCAGCAGACACGTTGAACTTTCTCAACGCCAAAAAGGCATTGGTCGTGTTCTTCCGTTCTGCATGTAAACACGCTTGGACCGTTCCATTGACAAGGTCTTTCATGACTACGGGAAATCTTTCCCGTAAAACAGTACACTGGATGTCAGATTCCACATCCCGTATAACTGCGCCAATAAGACTATCAAGAATTTGACCGTTAGGTGACTTAACGGCAAACTTCAAGCCTAAAGAGGCAACGGTCGGATAATGGATAAGCACGGGTCTTCGGTGCCAACCAATCCAACTCAAACTCCAATTCCACCAACTCCCCGAGTAAAGATCAACTCTGAGGAATTTTGGTTGCCTAACTAAAGTAGGTCCAAGGTGCTGGGCCCCGGCGCGCCCCACAGAAGCCCTCACCAAAAAGTAAGGGCCAACCGTGTTGAGCGGGACGAGGTCAACACCACCAAACGAACGCGACTCACAGACCCAATTGGTGTCTGGATGCTTGGCGTATGGGGTGGAAAAGGGATCAGGCGAACTCACAATAAGTCCGTCTTCGTCTCTATAGAACGCCTGTTCTTTCTTCCCAAAGCCGAGATCGTCCGCTCCAGCATCACCAACAAAGAGTCTGTTGGCAATGTACACATGCCCACTTGCTACATGGGCAGCAATGCGGAGCACGGTGGAGGGACTGAACGGATCTAGCGCAGTGGGTCCGTCTTGGTATACATCCTGAACAATGGCAACATCAAAAGTCCCAACAAGAGGGACCTTACAGTTTGCCAAGTTACGTGAATTGTCACCCGCGATCGCATCGTCGGGAGCCATAGTCCAGTGTATCTTCAAAACGTCCTTTGAGGAAATTAACTTACCACGAACTGAGACCTTGCCAAATGGTCCATTACGGGGGTCGAAACGCAAATTGCGTCCACCTCCGAACCAATCGAGGATCGTCAGTTCCATTTTACCGCGCCCTTCTGATCGTATAATCAGACGGACTGCTTCATCGCGGCAAACGTGGGCAATTGAGTGTGCATTGTCTGGCTTTTCAACCAAACGATGGGGGATTCCCTTCGCAACAAAAAATTGAATCAAGCTTTCGTCGTGTTTAGCAACTGGATGCAAAAAAGCATTTGCCCAGTCGGCAAGATCACGGAAGACAGATGTCGGCTTAAAAGTTTTCTCCAAAGGAGGGAGAACAGGGGGGGTCACGTTAAGAGTGACCGCGGGAACAACTCGTTGCCGAGTTTTCCCATGAGGTCGGGAGTTAATCCGACCCCGCCTCGCGCCTTCTTGAGGCCGAGGAGTGACAGGCGTGATGGTAACGCTTTCCG